GCTGCCGTTATAGCTCATTGATTACCTCTGTTCTTCGGGCTGCATTTGCCCTAATTTAGCTGCCAACATCCTTAATGTATAAGGGTCAATTGGTGATTTTCCTGTGTATGACTTTAACGCTTCAGCTACTCGTTGTGCTGCACCACCTACTTTGCCGCCGTAATATGCCGCCTCACCAACTAATCGTGGTGAAGTCAAAACAAGACCTGGCAACAACGCTGGATTAGTTGCATAGGCAGTAGCGCCACCTAAAACACTAGTAGCACCTTGAATACCTCTAGGTGTAGGCGAACTAAGCATTTGACCGGCTAATTGTGGAAACAATGTGTCAGCGCCTGGCACACCTGTAGCCTCTAATTGCCGACCTAAATCAACCCGTCTGCCGTAATTAGTGTTTGCATTGTTACGCAAGATTGATTGCAACTTGCGAACCGACGTATCAATATTTGCTTTTTTGCCTAATGACAACGATCCTTCAATGTCTTTAAGCAACGCACTTGCTTGCTCGTAATCGCTCATTACTTTTGCGTAATCAGGCGCTTGTTTAACAATTTCATTTTTTACAGAATTGTATAAATCGTCAGCAACTTTACGAGCTGGTGTGCCATAAGGCAACGCTTGCTGAATATCGCCAATCGCTTGTTTTAATTTGTCAAAACCTTCAACCGTTCTAAATACAGCGGGATTGCCGGCTTTAAATTCAGCAACTTTATCTTTAATTTCTTTTAAAGCACTTGCTGCGTTTCCACGAATAACTACGCCGTTAAAAGTACCAACTTTTTCAGCGTTGATGATTGCTTGGTCAATTGGCGCAAAATCGAGCAATGCTCTGTTTTGCGTTACACCAGTCATGCCAGATTTGTATGCATCTGACTTGTTTCTGTATAACTCTGCAACAGCCTCTTTAGCTGTAGACACCACGTTTTCAATTGGCGCATTGCCACGTAATTGACCTAAAAACGCCTCTGCCTTTGCACCACCAGCTGCGCCTGCTCTTGCACCTTCACGGATAGATTCTGCGCCTGCACCCGTTGCTAAACCAACGGCAGGCGTAGCAAGCATTTCTGCTAGTTGCAAAGGCTTTGTAACGGCCTTGGTTGCAATATTTAAAGGATCAATAGTGCGACCAACATTAGCAACCGTTTCGCCAGCACGACCTACTATGCCTGGCAATTTACCCACCAACGAGCCGCCGCCAGTAAACAGCATAGAAATGTCTGCTGCCGTTCCTACAGGATCAGTTGCAATTGCTGTCTTAAACCCTTCAAGAGAGCCGTATTTTTTAGCATATTCGCCACCCACGGCATTAGCCATTTCCACGGCTTTGTCAATCTGACCAGGCTCACTACTGATTGAGGTAATAAAATCAGTAACAGACTTGGGCAACGCATTTTTAATTGCGCCTGCACCCAACATACCAATGCTTTTAACCGTTTCGACAGGGTTTGTTACCGCTTGGTAAATATCACCGGCAAACTTTGCTGCGCTTGACGGAATATTGGTAATGGCTTGAAACGCAACGTCACCCGCCCCCATTGAGCCTTGGGGCGCTTGTGCAGATGGTGGCTGACCTTTTGCCATGCCTAACAATTCTTCGTTGCTTAACCCTTCCAAACCTTTAGGCGCAGATGGTGTTGCAAGTTTAAGCAATTGCTCGTTACTCATTGACGATAATCCTACTGGATTGGCATCAGAGGTTGTAGCACTCGCCACTAAATTTGCAGAATTTGGTTGTTTTCTAACTGTTTGTATTGTGTTGACTAATGAATTAATGTATTCAGGATGCTCTGCGTAACCACCTTCTTTTAAGGCAGTCGCAAACTTAACGGCATCATCACCCACACCAACAGCGTTTGGGTATCTGCGCTTAATCAAATCTACAAAATGCGCCCCAAATGCTTCTGGTGTTTCAAAGGCACGATATTTGTCAGTACGACCTAAGTAGTTATCAACAGCAGCCACACCGCCGCCAGAGAAATCCATAATGTTGCCGAGATTGTTAGTGCCAGGGATAATCCCTTTGCCCCAACCAGTTTCCAATCCCCATTGACCTAATAACAAATCAGGGCTTACGCCCAGTTCGCTGCCGACCTTACTGGCTAAAGGCCCGTATTGCGACGAAAATTGTTCAATGTTTGCCATTATTGCGCCAATCCTCTGCGTTTCAATTCAGCACGAATTTCGCTTTGACTGTAAGTATTGCCAAGTTCCACAGGCTTGTAACCCATGTCTTTTCTAACTTTTGGATCAATTTCACCAACTCGTTTGTTCCATTTTTCAACGTTACGTTGATTAGATAATTTTTGTAATCTAGCCAATTCAGTAAGAGTTTTTGCATTAAGTTCAATTGACCCACCAACCACATTTCTTAAAAATTCTCGATCAGAGTCGGTAAATCCTTGTCCAGCACCAAGGCCAGACGCTTTAATATTATCAAGCACGTTTTGACCAAGACCAGAAATTAACAATTCAGTCTTTTTAATTGTTTCTTCTGGCCCGTTACCCGTAATGTTAAACATCCGAGCAATTTGAAGTTTTCTTTCTGCTGCCGTACCAGTTAATGCACCAGATTCAACTAAATCAATAATTCGATTAGCTTTTTCAATGTTTTGTGGTGCGGCTTCTGCTAAACCAAAATGCGTGGTATCCCGTTCTACTGTAGCTTTTGCGCCAGCAGTTGCATATTCTTTTGTAAACGCTTCGCCTCGTGTCAATTCGGCTGCGCCAGGAACTTTTTCCCTTCGAAAAGTGCCATCAGGAAGTTGAACAGTTACATTGCCGTTTTCATCAGGCGTACCAACAATCAATTTGCCTTGGTTGGTGATTATTGATGCACCTTTACCCACCACTTGTGGCTTGTTTTGTTCATAAGCAAATTTAACGTATGCAGCTGTATCGCCTCTAAATTGTTTCAGCAATGCCAAATCTTTTACAGGATCGCCCGTAACAGATGGCAATGCTGACCCGCCGCCTGGTGGTGTAAATTGACCTTTTGGCGCTACAGCTTGAGTCGGTACGCCTTGCGTTGGCATAGTTTGAACTGGCGCTGCTTGCGGTACTGCATCAATTTCTTGATTTGGTGGCAAGTTTTGGTATGCGCCAGATGGCCCAATCGGGAATGATTGAGCAACTGGCATAACTTGAGGTTGCGGCACACCTGTTGATGGCATACCTGTTTGTGGCATACCAGTTGGCAACATACCTGTTGGTGGCGCACCCTCACCATATGTTGTAGTTGCTGGTTGTTGCAACGCTTGCGCTAATTGTTGCGGTCTTGTTCTTTCAACAGGTGGCAACCCAACCAAAGCACGATCAGCATTTTCTGCTCTATATAATAAATCTTGCCGACCTTCATCAGCTTTATCCATTTGCTGCCCTGCAAGATAACCTTGCAGAATTTTAGCAATTCCGGAGATAGGGGAAATAGGGGCTTGAATACCTTGATACGATCCAACCTCAATTGGCTGGAACGCTTGTTGTTGCAAGATTTGAGCCATTTGCTCACGACGAGCAATTGAACGGTAATCCTCATCATACGGGCCTGGCGCACGATAACCTTGCGTTGTTGGCATAGCAGTAGCCATGATTTACCCCGTGTAATTGTTTGCAGTCATCGCTGGCGCTTGAGCATTAGCCGAATCAAACATACCGCCAGTTTGTGCTTGACCAAGTTTAAGCCGAGCAATGTAGTCTTTATAATCCTGCATATCGCCTTGCTGATTAAACTGGTTGTACATTTTCATGGCATCTTGAACGCCACCAAACGGGTTTTGTGCCGCCTGTTGACCCATTGACTGCGGCATCTCTTGTTGCCCACCTTGCAGCGGTGTCTGTTGGGCTTGCTGTTGCAACATTTGTGCCATTTTCTGTTGTGGCGTAAGGTTTACATATTGATTAAGCATCGCAATTCCTTAATAAATCTAAAGTAGGCAACAAGGCAGACTTTAGTGCCGCCATGTTTATTTTATATTTTTCATGCAAATTTGGGTGTTTTTCTTTCATCCATGCCACTCGATCCTCTGAGTGTGCCAAATACGCTGTGCAATCGTAACAATCAAGGCTTGAATGGTCGATTGCATAATGTTCTGGTAACTGGCATTGAGTCTTTAAAAACGCCAAAACTTGCTCTTTAGTCCATGTTTCTATCGGTTGAATGTACGTCACACCATTGACTACCGACCCATGCCGAGCCGTGGATTTGTGGCTTTCATCAAGCCGTTGACCACGAATCAAATGCGTAATGCCACGTTTTGCAATTGCCTCTGTCAGAGGATGCCCCACGTTTGCCCAACAGCAATTTAAATAACTTTGTACTCGTACTGGCTTATCGCCTGCAAACTGCATACCTTCGAGGCTATGGTCAATCGGTACAACGTCGCTTGGGTAACCATAAAACTTAATTTGCTGATCTTGATCTGACTTAACCTCAATGAACTCAACCGATTCTGCTTTTACCTGTTCAATGATTTCCATCGTTTCAGGGTAAGACTTGCCAGTATTTGCCCAAAAGACGATAGGATTCTTTTCACGGTACAAGTACCAACAAGCTAAAGAATCCTTCCCGCCAGAGAAAGCTAGTCCAAGCATTAGAAATACATTGCCGCCATGCCGCCCAAAGACGCAATGCCTTGAATACCTGCATTAGCGCCTGACTGTGCAATACCGTACCGTGACATATCAGCCTGACCTTGCGCTTGCATACCCGCAAAAGTTGGTGTTGGTGCTACGCTCATGCCTTGATACCCTTGGAATTGAGGCAATTGAATCTGTGAGCCGCCCATAAGACCAATTACTTCATTAATCGGCTGTTGTCGTAACGCCAAATCTTGCGCCAATTGTTGTTGTTGTGCGGTATTTTGGAACTGTGCTTTTGCTAGTGCTTGGTTGTACTGTTGACCTTGTGCGGTAATGCCCTGACCAAAGTTTTGACCAACAGCAGCATTTGCAAGTTGATCGGCTGTTACGCCTTGCCCAAAGTTTTGACCAACTGCTGTGTTGTACAAGCCGGCTTGCGATAACTGTTCGTTTAACCCTTGCTGACGAGCCGCCATGTCAATGTTGATGCCTTGCAGCGCAGCTTGGCTGTACAAGTCATTAATACCCATTTGACGGTTTCTGTAAGCAGCATCGTAGGCAGCTGTGCCAGGCGCTAGACCTTGGTTTGCCAATGCTTGTTTAAAAGATACATCGCCTGCCTGAATGGTAGGATCAAGTCGAGCCAAAATAGCTTGTTGAGCATTGATGCCTGCATTAGTAGGCATTTGCGTCAAACCGCTTGTGTCTATTTGCCGTTGTGCCAAACCATAAGTGTCAGCAGCGGTTTTTGCTTGTGCTAAACCATATTGATCGGCTAATGGCGCTGCTTGATAACCGCCAAAATCTTTTACTATTTCAGTAGATGTTGGATTAAAAGGTTGCGAAAGCGTAGCGTAAGCATTTGAAATGCCTCTTTCACCAAGGTTTGCTAGTGCAGTTTGTACCCGTTGCTGTGCATCTAGGGTAAGTTGAGCTTGTGGGGTTAGTGTTTGAGTAACTGTTGGTTGACCGCCGCCAGTTGTATATTGTTCACGGGTTGGCGCAGCGCCTCGCCTTGCGCTGGCAGCATCAAATCCCGCTTGGTCAAAATATTGACCACTTTCATCTTGACGATAATATTGGTTGCGATCTACGTTATTAGCGTTGTATTTAGCCAACGAAGCATCAAAAGACGCTTGATCAAATGTTGGGGCAGAGTAAGTTACCGTTTGACTCCCAAATGGTGTGTACATATTTGGGTTTGACATAACGTTTGACTGCCTAGCCGCCGTAAGGTTATCAATACCCTGTTGCTTGGCTGCGCCGACATAATCCGGTGTTGGCGGTGCTGATGCTGATTTACCCATTTTCTACCCCTAGAAACCGGCACTTTTCCCGTGCCAATGTCAAAAATATAATATCGCCATCCGGTGTTGCATCTTTTACCCTTGCTTCTTCAACAAAACCCATCTTAGTAACTAATTTTAGGCTTTTTGCGTGGGTACTGCTCACCGGAACAATAATCTTTTTTACCTTACAAAACTCAAAAGGGTAGCTAAATATCGCTTTTAAATACCCTTTTGTCATACGTCCTTCAATCGCTATGTGACACACAATTGAGGCTTTGTTCCAATTCTCGTAAATCACGCCTGCAATAATCTGACCATCACGCTCTAACCCAATTGCCTGCGAACCATCCGCAAAATACTTACCTCGTACTCGTTCAGCAACCCAATGGCCTACATCAACGCCTTGGACTATATGCCACCCCAACCTTGTTGGTAAACAATGTCCGTTGATGCCCATAGAATTGTCGTTCCTTGAGAGGCAGATTTAAACTGTGTTGCAGCGCAATAACCAATCCCAGTTACGCCTTGCCAATTGTTTGTGATTACCGTGTCTGTTGCCCAATAGCCTACGTCCCACAACGCAACGTCCCATTTAGCAGATACTTGTGGGCTAAAACTTAACGCCGCAGTTGTGTCTGCCAAGTCAAAGTCCATGTTTAAACCAATGAATATTGACGGTGAGCCGTTTGTAAAGATCGACGGTCTGGCTCTAGTGAAATACTTTTTGTACCCACGGGCATCAAAATAATTAAACGCTTGCAACGCATAGCCGTTTATATCGCTTGTGTCATCAGCGTAATTGTCATCCCACGCATGAGCAACAAATCCATTGCCGCCCCAATACGGCTCGTTGTCAAAGATTGCCCAACAATTAGCGTACTGACCTGTGAAGTTGCACCATGCTTTAGTAATGTTATTCATTACATATTGCTGTTGTTGACCTTCAGCAACCGGCACATTGACTGTCAAAGCATTGTGTTGTGGGTCAAAAATAATGTCCCACCCAAAGTTACCGCCATAAGATTGTGTTGCTGCGGTAAATGCGCCTTGTATTTTGTCCGACAGCGCAACACGGGGATCAAGTCTGGATGATTGCAGGCTTGCAGCAAGTGGATATAGACCGTTGTAAGTCAGCATCAACATATCGCCGCCGTACTTTAGTAGGCATCGCTTGCCAACGGGCTTGCCAACCCTCCAAACGCCGATTAGCGCCCACTTTGTAGAGTCTGAGGGGTCAGTACCCGCCCACACAATAATTTCGCCATTGGACGTTATAAACACTAGGTTATCGTCTACGCCGTAGCCTGCATCAATTGTCCACGTTCCCACGGCAACCAAGAACCCACCAAGTTGGGCAACCGAACTCATGTCAATTGCGTTAGCTGCGCCTGCAATGCTTAAAGTTGGCAAATAATATGCTTTAAGGGAATTATTTTGCGTAAACCAAACTTGGTTTTTAAAAATGGCAATATTGCTTAAACTACTTGCCCCAACGCCAGTAATGGTTGGATTTGTCCATACTGACCCGTCATAAAGTAACGGCGCGTCTACGCCATTGACCAAATACAAATAGCCGCCGGCAGGCGTTGTGACGTTTGTGTATTCCCACTTTGCGTTACTCAAGCCCGTCTTAACCGCTGCGCCAACCGCACCGCCAGCAGTACAGTCGTAAATCGACGTTCCTGCAATTGCAAACAATTCGTCAGTTGCACCGCTTGAATAACCCATCAACGTCTGAACTTGTGCAGGAATACCGGTAGAGTATTTAGTGTATCCACCACGCAACACCACATTATTGACTGTGGGGAACAAATTGGTTAATTGAACGGCATCGAGCGTATCCATGTTTGCAATTGAATCCCGCACGTTCCAACCACCGATAGGCGCTGGCAACGACTGAACCCGTGCCGCCGTACCTTGAACAAGTCGGCTTGCCATTAGTTTGTCCCGTAGCCAGTATCAGGAATGTTGTCGTAGCCGATCAAGACTGTGCCTGGGCGTGGTGCGAACGACAAGTTAGCCGCTGACGTATCCTGCGCCCGAACAATCTCAAATTCCTCGATATAGTTGCGATACATCGCCGTGGTATCAAAACCTTTAGCCTCAAAATACTTTAGCTTTGTAGCCAATACCATCAGTCTATCTGGGTAAATGCAAGTATCTGTGTCAGCAGTAAATGAATTCTTGACAACATCAGTTGACGATAATGCCCAACCTTTTGACCGATACTCGTAGCCTAGCAACTCGTTAGTCGAAACGCCAGGCCAAATCTGAAAGTATTTACCCAACAAGCGCCAACGAATCCGTGGGCCAGTAGCAATGAAACCTGAGAGCAACCATTCCCATTGCTGTGGGCTTTCAGGCCCTAGCATTTCCCAATGTTTTGATTTGTCCCAATGGGTTCTAGGAACGGTTGATTCGTAATCTGTGGGTAGATCGTACTTGACCTTTTCAAAAGTGATTGAAGTGCCTACATACGTTCCTGTAGCGGGTAAGTTGATCGTTACTTGCGTAGCCGAGTCAACCGATTCAATGTAGGCAGCATTTGAAATGCCATTGCCCACAACCTGATAAGTTGTATCAAGCCCAACTGTCGATGGGATGTTGGTAATTGTGTATGTGTTTTCAACCACATCACCTGTCGTTACGCTAAAGACGGTGGTGAATGTGTGTTGTTTGGTTAATTCTCGCCAGTCATGCTTTCGCAAGAACTCATAGCCGGCAGCGTTCATCAACGCCAAGATTTGAATTACATCTTGGTTCGTATTCGATGCCACAGTAGTTGGCGTTGATACACCCAATTCATTGGTAACTTGGGTGACTAGCTGTAGCATCGTTGATGACATTTATTCCTCTTTTTTTGGCCTCCCAACCTTCTTTTC